CCCAAAATGTCAACAATATGACGTAATCAAAAGATCAGAAGGAAAAGACTGGGTTTGTCCTTGCTGCGATCTATTTCAAAATGAACTCCCTCCAACAGATTGGGGCAATCCGGTAATGGGATAATACCCTATCAAAGTGATCGTCATTATGACAGTCATAAAGACAGGCATCATCGAAAAACTTCAATGTAAAACCGCTTTACATCTCCGGAAGTAGGATTCGAACCTACGACCAACGCGTTAACAGCGCGCTGCTCTACCGCTGAGCTATTCCGGAATAAATTCTACTTTAAAATCACCATACATGCTGACACAAATTTGTCTTTTTGACTGTATTTGGTCAGAAGGTATAGAAAACATTTGCAAATCAGAAGTTAAAACAAAGACAAAATCACAACTTTTTGAGTCAAAAGTTTTTATTTTAGTACTTGGTTGATTTCCTCCAGAAGAGCGAATATTTACAGCAAACACCCCTTGCTTATTTTTGTACGAACAAGAAACAACTTTAATTTTGTTCAATTTTCCAGTTTCATCTTCAAAAACTAAATTGTAATCACAAGGGGAAAGTGGAATACTTACCATTCCATGCAAAGAATAGTACGCTATCGCTGCACCAACCGCTCCTTTTCCTTTGATTTGCTCATTCATAGGCAATAGACTAACAGGCCATCGTTTTTTTGTAAATACTAAGTAATTTTTTAATTTTTTGATAGACAAATTCAAATTTTAAATTTAATTTAGAAATAGATGTAATTGGGGCGTGATCTACCCCACGGCGATTAGCGTCTTGCCAACGCAAAAAGGAAAAATATGGATGAGCAGAATCTAAATAGCGATGATTACGAGGTGGCTCCTCAAGATACTGGTCAAGAATCTCAGCAAAGCGAAGAGGTTACGATTGATGCGGACGCTCAGAAGAGAGAAGAAGCTAAAGAGCGTGATTTTAAAGCTTTGCGTCAACGTCAAAAAGAGTTGGAATGGGAAATTAAACAAAGAGATCAGCTTTTAGAGAGATTGCTTCAACAGCAACCTCAGCAAAAAGTTGAAACTCCAGTAGAACAAGAGGACCCTGACGAAGACTATATTCCTGCCGGAAAAGTAAAGGGCATTGCTCGGAAAACCGTCCAGCCTTTGGAAAAGAAAATCCAAGAGCTAGAAGAGAAAATAGCGCGTCAGGAACAGCAAAAGCTTTTGTCTTCTCTTAAATCCCAATATCCCGACTTCGATGACGTTGTTAATGTGGAAACTTTGGAACTATTAGAAAAACAAGAGCCTGAGCTAGCCGCAACAATAGCGCATTTCAAAGACCCCTATAAAATGGGATTGCAGAGTTATAAGTACATTAAAGCTTTAGGACTTGTCGAAAATTTGCCTGATGCTAGAAGGAAAAAAGAAACGCTTCAAAAGATTGAACGGAATCAAAAAACCGTACAATCACCTGCCGCGTTTGATAAACGTCCTATGGCTCAAGCATACAAAACGACACAGGCTGAAAGCAAAAGACTATACGAAGAAATGATGCACTACGCGAGCCAAGCAAACGGCTTATAACCTTGAGGTTATATGTCAGTTAATATTAACAACATGCCTCCTCAAATCCAGCAGAACTATACGAATAAGCTTCTTGCCACTCCGGAAAGAAACTGTATTCACAATCTTTTTGCTAGTGTTATTGAGGTTGCCGACAATGACGGATTTATCAATCGTCAATCCAGATATGACGCGCTTGACACCTTCGAAGTGCCTGTAGACAACGCACAGCTCAACCCTCCTAGTCAGCTTCTGACAAGGGTAGACGTGGACTGTAGAGTTCGTAACTACGCCACGTATGTTGTGTTGACCAAGCAGGTCACTATGACCAACCAAGACCCTATATTAAATGCCGCCGCAGCTCGTTTAGGACAAGCCTATAAGGAAACCTCAGACGTACTCCAGAGAGACAGTCTCGAATCTTCCGCTTCGTTGGTGAATTGTGTAGGGGGCAATAACGGCGATTTGCCTACGGAAATGGCTCTTAGCGATCTTGACGACATTGTTGCGGTGCTTCAAACCAATGATGGTGAATATATCACCAACATGTTAGACGCAACCGATCGCATCGGTACATCTCCATTGGGCGATGCCTACACAATGATGTGTACGACAAGAATGATTCCGGTATTAAACAACATCACAGGATTCAGACGTAAGTTTGAATACGGTACAGGTGCAGTTAATACTCTCAGCTCCGAATGGGGTGGAGTCAATAACGTTCGTGCATTCGTTTCGTCTCAAGGTTCGGTGTCACCAAGTGCGTCTTTAATGGGTAATGATATTGCAAACTGCTTTATCACAGCTTACGAGGGATATAAAGTAGTATTCCAGGCAGGTGGACGTGCAAAGTACATCTACACGCCTCCAGGGTATATGAATGACCCAGCACACTTGAGACATACGGCAGCATGTCAATTTTATCAAGGGCAATGCATAAACTATTTAGCCTCAACACTTTGTGTTGAAAATGTGCATGTAAAACCGACTCTAATTGACTTGGAAACCTACGTTGAGCAAATAGCTGCTTAATATGGCAACAAGGCGGAAGAAATGATACAAGTTAATCTTGAACCCAAGTATAATTATATATACACGCAACAAGGAGTTAGCATGTATAAACTATGTACAGGATGCAAGATTGAAAAATGTTTTGATGAATTTGGAAAAGACAAAAAAGCGTTTGATGGGTTAAACCAAAAATGCCGAAAATGTTGTAATTTACGAGCAAAAAAAACTGTTAGATCGCCAGAGGCGATAGCTAATTCAAAGAAAACAAGTCTTGAATGGCAAAAACGAAACAGAAAAATGCTTAATGAAAGGTGTAAACAATATTATTTAAATAATCTTGAAGAAAGAAGAGAATATTTAAAAATAAAACAAAAAGAGTATTTGGAAACAGAAAAAGGAAAACAAAAACACAAAGAACAAGCTAAAAAATTTAGAGCTGAAAACCCAGAAAAAATAGCCGCTCAACAAAAATGTAGAAAAGCTATAAAAAAAGGGATTATTCAAAGACCCGATGCCTGTTCAGAGTGTAAAATTTTTTGTAAGCCAGATGCGCACCATCAAGATTACAACAAGCCTTTAGAAGTAGTGTGGTTATGTAAATCATGCCATTTAAAAGTTCATCAAGGACATAAGTTTCACCGTGAGAGACTAAACGAGACGGCTTCTGAAAAGAAGATGTGATAGTCCGTTCTGAAGAGGAAACCTTCAGAGGTACACAGAAATGATGTGCCCCCTCGCAAGAGGAGTAACAAAAAAGAAACAACGACCTATGGGTGCAAAACTTGCGCTCAACAGGAATTTAAGGAGGATAAAACATGTTACCATATTCGATTATTGGTGGTGGTTCTTTTACCTCCGACAGTTCCCTTGCAAAACAAGTGGCATTGAATGACAGACCCGATTTGTTTTGGTTGAGAAACCGAACAGCTTGGGGCGATGATGCGGCAGAAACGTCTGTTGAATCTTGGTGGAGGTATGGAATGGCTGGGGGTTCTGCCCAAACAGCTGACCAAGCCGTAACTACTGGGATTTTGTCAACAGAAGCTGTGACAACGGGAGGTTTTACCTTCATTGATACCGCTAACCCTCCTACGTTTGCAGGACTTGCGACAACAAACATCGCAGGTAACACTGGGACATTTGTTGTCACAATGGCAAACACGGGAAGTATTTCGGTTGGCGATTGGGTTCAACTGTACGGAACGACAGGGGAGCTACAAATTGCAGGGTATACCTTCCAAGTAACCGCCGTTACTGCGAACGTTTCGATTACTTTAGGCTATATGGCTTCGGCCGTGTCGTCTGGGGGATTAGCGACATTTGCGGCAGCCGCAACAGCAGGAACCGTAGTTAAATATATTCCTAATAGAATGTATCCACGCTGGAGTTATATTGCGATGATTACGCAAGCGACTCAAGGCGTAGTATATTTTACAGGAAAAAATGATTACACACCGGGTGAAATTATTTCTTTTAGAGTGCCATCTCAATTTGGAATGGAGCAAATGAACAATGTTCAAGCAAGAGTGTTAAGCGTAACCAATAGCTCGACAGTTTCTTCTGTCACTATTGATTATGACACATCAGGCTTTAGCACATTTGCATTTCCATTGAGCGCAACAGCGGCAGCCGGGGTTTCCCCTGCGGTAGTTGTTCCATCATCTTCCGGCGTAGTGCCTGATAATGGAAGCGCAAGCATTCCTCAAATTCCAGAAGGATATAATCTGCGTGATGCGTTTGATAATAGAAATAAATTTATTATGGACATGGGTTCCAACGTCATTACAAGCTCCTCAGCCATTTATGATTGGGTAGCCTTTAAATATGACGCGTTTTCGCAAGAATAAAATAAAGGGGGAGTTATCCCCCTTTTTAAAGAGGTTATTATGAAAATTATCGACTTACAAAAAAAAATGGTTAACCACAAAGCAAAAGCAGAAGTGGACGAACTAATAAAAAAAATGCGAAAAGAAGATGAGAAGCCTGTTAAAGGACAATTTGAATTTACTGAGGCAGAAGGCGGTTTTTTCTCTTTTGCATATAGGATTTATCCCGGAGAGCCAATTCAAATGTATACTTTTGTACACGGTGAAATTTGCACAGTTCCTATGGGAATAGTGAAGCATTTGAACGGGACAAACAAAAAAATTAGAAGATATGCGAACGTTGAACAGTCAGCCAATGGGCCAATCAAGCCATTAAGAGAGTTTGACACAATTTCGCGAGTAAGATTTGTACCTTATGAATTTTTAGATAAGGCAGTTATATGACAGTAGGAACTCTACAGGACATCATAGAAAAAATAAGGGAAGTTT